TTTGCAAAGATCTCAGAGGTCTTGATTTCATTGGCCTGATATTGTTGAGCCAGAGCATAAAAATACTTATAAAAATTTGTGCCTGGGAAAGTGTCAGAGGTGTAGCTCGTCCCGAACTGCGCATTCACGCCGTCCATTATAGAGAGCATGATCGAGTTTATGTCCGATGGCGTGTAGCCTGTATCATTTGCGTATGGCACGTTTTACCTCGCGATCATTCCCGTGGAGGTTTCCTCGGGAGTCAGTTCAAATGTTAAGCCCTCAGCCAGAGCGTCGACCGTTTCGATCACTTCATTGACATTGATCCCGTTGTTGGCAAGGACCTCTGTGCAATAAGCCTTAAAGCTCTCAGTCTGAATTTTAAAATCATTGGTTAGGAAATACTCAAGATCAATCCCCAGATTAGGAGCGTACTCAAGGGATCCCAATTGCTTCGACAAAATATTGGCGGCCTTTTGCGTTTGAGTATCAAAAAGTCCCAGGTCTTGGCCGGTCTCTGCGCTAACGATGTCGATCATTTGAGAGCCTCCTTAAGTTGGTCCACGTCGGCCTTGATGCTGTTAAGTGTAGCAACATCCGTGACCAATGTGGGAGGAGGAGCTGTGGTAGGTCCAGTCATCCCCGCGCCGATAGAGGTTAGAGTAGACGCGATCTGACCGACGGCGGCTGAGAGTTTTTCAAGCGTCGTCTTAAGATCGGAATAGCTGATCGGAATATAATAGGCCTTGCCATCTTGTAGCACCAGGATCCCAGAGCTTGCCTGTTTTCCCGCGCCAAAGAGTTGAGCCACCGGCACCTTAACCCCATCCGCTGTGACCTCCCCAGAGGCACTACACGTTGCATCTAAAATATTAGACATATGTCACCTCGGAGTAAAGCCATCGATCGCGTGAGAGCCAAGCTGAGTAGTCCTTCACCCTTCCCCCATCCGTGAGGGAGCCTGGCAAAATAAGTCCTGGTGACGTGAAGCGGTTTCCGGCGAGGATGATCTTTGTGCGCTGGGTGATCGAGGAAATCGGCACCACAAGATCTTTTGTGAAGTCGTAAACCACGCCATTCTGTTCAAAGAGCACACCTGGCTCACCCTCATATGTCTTGGTGGCTGTAAAGCCCAGGAAGGCCTTTCCCTCGAGCGTATAAGCTGGCATGGCGGCGAGGGTGGCAAAAGTAAAGCGATCGCGCCACGGCACGACTGAGAGCCCTGTCAGGGACATGAAATCGGAGATCTCCCCGATCCTTGTTTCCTCAAAAATGAAAAAGCCGTGCTGGCATTTAAGTTTCATCGACTAGGATCCCCAGGTAGACATCATTGTTTTCTTTGATGTAACACGCATAGCCATCCATTTCGAATGGGTTATAGCCGTTCAAATTGAGCGAAAGAAAAACGTCGTTATATTCCAGCGACACCAAGTTTCCTTTGGTGACCAGGATCTCTTGCTCCCCGATGTCCTCAAGATTTAGGGTGTAGGTTTTGGAAACCAAGCCAAGAGCGTTGAACTCATCGAGGTTAAAAATCTTATACCAGTCGTAAATCATAACGGCACCGCTCCTGTTAACTTGCCGACGACCGGTACCTCGGGAGGCTTGACCGGTTTAGTCGATCCTTTTGAGAGCTCGATCTTGATCATGCAAAGCTCACTCCCCGCAGATTGCTCCACTGAGTATGAATGCAGCAAGCCCCGAAAGATTGTGATCGGCCCATGGATGTAGGTGATCGCATACTCTTTCGAAGTCACTTTATTGAAAACAAAGTCCATGAGGGAGCTCAAAAGAATGATCGAAATGTTATCCTTTTTGGCCACCATGTTGACGGTGACTACAGAGGCAATGCCCTTTTGCGTGACGCTTGGATCCGTGCCGTTGCTTGTGGTCTCGGTATCGGTTTCGATGTCCACGTTCTTGCTCTCTGAGTCGATCATGATCTCTGTGGTGCTCTCAGAAAAATAAATCGGGATCGGTGGCATATCTACTACGGTCGGGATCTGTGAAATGATCGGGATCCGACCAATGGTAGAGTTTTGCGGCCCGATGAAAGTCGGGTCCACGTTCTTGCTGAATTGAAAAATTATAATTGGGTCTAAGCCGCCAAGCATCTATTCGTCCTTCCCACCAAAGAGTGATTTGATCCCGCGCATCATAGGGGACTTCAGCACTTGCTGCATAAACACCGTGGCTTTGTCGATGAAAGGCAATGCCACATTGATCAGCTTGCCGACCAGGCCCACCCCTTGCTCGACCATCATCATGATTTTTTCCGATGTTTGAGAGATCGCCGCCAAGTCGCTATAGCTTTGGATGCGCTGGTTTTCCCTCTGCAGGTTTAGTTTTTCAGAGGCATCACGGGTGCGGATCATTCCCTCATTGATCAAGCGGGACTTCTTTTGCATGTCGTCCAGGTCGCGCACAGCCGCCAAAGTATCTTGCAGATCATTGAGATCCGCAGTTTTGTTAATGTCGCGGGTGAGCTTTGCGGAGTCAAAGCGCGAGAAGTATTTGCCGACGGCTTGGAAATCCGAGTTGAGGAAATCAGCCATTTTGAGGATCTGCTTTTCGCCAAAGACTTGTTGCTGGACTAATATCTGCTGATCCTTATTCATCTTTTGGAGCGACTGAATGAATTCAAAGAACGCCGCCGCAGTGTCCGTTTGGCCTGTGAAATTTCGCACAGCACTTGGCTCTTTGGGATTGGCCTTGGCCTCAGCCACCGCAGTCTGAAACTTGGTGATGAGCATAGAGAGGCTCTCTGGATCCAGGCCTGCAGCTTTTCCGAAGGCTTGCAGCTTTGCGAGGCGGCCCGCAGTGGTGTTGAATTGCTTGGCGTTGGTGGCAAGGTCGTCGCTGGCTTTGAGCGTCTTATCAATGGCCTCCTGCACTTCCTTGAGGGGATTGAGGAGCTTATCGATCAGACCAACGGCGAGGCCCAGCAAGCCGCCACCTTTGAATAGGCTACCGATCCCTTTTCCAAAGCCCTTTGCAATCTTTGTGAAGCGGGACTGCAATTGCTTTTCCATGGCCTGCAGGTCTTTGTTATCGATCGTGGTTTGATTTTTAAAATATCCCTGAACACTGAACACCCCTACTTCTGCACATGCGGCCTTGTAAAATGCGATGTCGCCCGCATCCTCAAGAGCGATGTCGGGGTGCTTTACAAAGACGCTTCTAAGGTCGACTGACCAGTCACGGATTTTTTTTTTTCGGCGTTGGTGATCAGCCTAGGCTTGATCTTGGCCAGAGCCATGCACACCGAAACCAAGATCTCAAAGATCTGATCGGGTGGGAGCTTTTTCATATTCTCCTCACCGTATGGCACCCCGTTCGGATCGCTGACAAATTTTGCAAGGTTGTAAACCTCGGCACTCTCAAGGTCGACCAAGAACACGGCTTGTCTGATAACCGTTTCCTGATCATCGACCGAGAGCTCCTCCACGCGCTGGAAAAACTCAGCATATCCCAAAGCCATATACTCGGGGATCATCTTGAGGCCTATGAGAACTTTCCCATAAGCCTGCAAAGCGAAATAAGCTTTGATGCCTTCCAGCGGGGAGACCTTCATCATGATTTATGAGTCTCCGCAGAGTCGAATGTTTCAAACTCCAAAGAAACATTCAAGCTCTCAGCGGTTTCGTCGAGAGTGAGTTGCTGTGGTTTGTTTGAAAGGATCGCCTGCTTTGCCATTTTGCTTGAGCCGTCACTGCGAGCGATCGCATAAACGTCAAGACGGGTTTGGTTTTCATAGGCACTATCGAGCACGTCTTTAAGTGCAGGAGTCATTGCCAAGATTGGGAGCGTCCACTTGTCAGGCTCTTTCAAGCCATCTTTATAGACCAGGCCCACTTTGTTTTTCGCATTGGCACCGCGAGTGAGTCGGTTTCTAACAGCGGACTCAACCTGCAGCCCAGCCACATGGTCGAACTCGTAGTTGACGCCACCTACTTTAATACCGAAATCACAGTCGTACATTTTGAATGATGCCATCTACTATTTCCCCTCTGGTCTTTTGTGCAGACCTTTTTCGATCAGAATTGCCTCTAGATCATCGATGTGAATGCAGTCGACCATGCAGGCATAGTCCGGAGACGCTTGCACTGGTGCGATGTTTCCGTTGCAATAATCGTTTCCTGGGACCGCGCTGTGAAGCACGCCAAAAGAAACAACCTTGCCACCTTCGAGCTTGACGATCTTGTCGCCGTTCTTTGCCTCTCGGCCATTTCGATAGTGCACGCGATCCCCCTTATAAAGTTTGTCGCATTTCGCCGAAGATCCTCCAAAGGGCCTTTGGCTCGCTGATATTGATGTAGCCCGAAGCAACAAAGTTTTCTTGCTCAAGCTTGATCTCGATTTTTCCAGCCTCGATCAATTGACGTGCGATGTAGCCGTCAACAACCTTTTGCTCCTCGTCCTCAAGCAATGCAGCTTGGGTTTTGGTATAGGCTGGCTGGTTTCCAGAGATGTAGCTAAGGCCAGCACTCTGCAAATCTATCATCAAATTTTTGGTGATGTATGGCGCAACGATTGCTTTGCCACCGCAGGCAAAAAGAGCAAGGCGACTTCCATAGTCCGAGTCAGAGATCACAAAAGAGATCTTGTCGTCGAATAGAGCGTTGGCCTCACCAAGAGTCGCAACGTCGTCGGCTACAGCCATCGTGATGTATTGTTGGTTTCCCCAGCTCAATGCATTCGAGAGCATTTTTCCGAAGGCATAAAACAAGTTCTTTGCTTTGTTGCCTGTAGTTGTATGGAATGCGCAGCGGTTTTCAATCGCCGCTTGATCAGCAAGGAAAGAGTCGTCGTCGGAGCTGATACCAGTCACACCTTTGAACGCGCCAAGGTCTAAGCCATCACCGCCGGTCAAATTGGTGCCCGATTTTGTGGCGCCGATGTTGCCACCGCCATTGTCCGTGTAGGCAAGCGTGATCGCATTGCCAGCCGTGCCAGATTCTTTTGCAGTGATCGTCACCACACCAGCAAGGGCCACCGCAGTGACCAAGTCTTTGGTCGCTGTGTGCGAATTGATTTGAGCTGCGAGGCTGGTCGCTGTGGCATCGTTTGATGTCGCGGCTTGGAATACTGCATCGCCTGGTGTTGCTGCACCAGACTGTGCTGTGAACACTTGGCCAGCGATCGCCACCGTGTCAGGTGTGGTCGTGAGCAAGTTCGCATAGGAAGTGATCGTGATGTTGCCAGAGGCCGCACTCGAATTCACGTCGTCTTTGTCGAAATCAGAGCTGATCAGGATAGTGAAAAAATCCGACTCATGTCCTTCGAGAGCATCGGCAAGATCAAGGTCGTCCATTGGCAAAATGTAAACGCGGCTCATGCCAGCATTGAAAAGCTGTTGCACGTCGGTGTTATCGGTGAGCGCCGCCACCTGCGACATCGTGGTGCAAAGAGTGATCACACCTGTGGGCACCGCCACCTTTGGAGACACGACGACGCAGACCTGTTTTAGGAATGCAGTCGATGCTTGTGGAGTTGGTGAGATCGCGGTGATTGGAAAAAAATAATCCAATAAAATATTCATGCTAAGACTCCTCTAAAGTGTAGTCGATGCTATCGATGTTACCAGTGTCAGGATCGTACTCGCCATCATAAAAGTAAATAAAACTAAAGCCCCTCTGGACTATGTTTTGGTATCTTTTTGTGTTGGCCTCGAAATCAAAAAAGAAAAACTTCTTAGTTAGATTAGGATCAGCTTGTGCGATCGCCTTAGAAAAAAAACCGAAGGTCAACTTTTCATTATTGCCAAACATGATGGCTTTGCCGGTCACGCGAGCCTTTTCTTTTTTGTCGGAAAAAGAATTGCGGCTCTCATCGACTTCGATGAAAAGATTTTCTTGCTCCTGTGATGATCCAGGCTGATCGTAGGTGACTTTTTTGACTCCAAAGATCTCTTTGAAATCAGCTTCCAATTGTTTTTCAAACACGCTTCACTCTCGCTTTGATGGCCTTGAACATTTGACCGGTGCCGAAAAGGTGGCGATCGAAACCTTTGGCATCGGCGGTCGCTGGATCATTGGGACCGTATTCTTGTTTCAGGATCGGGTTTCTAACGATGGCTTGCAAAAGGTTTTCAAGACGTCGGTAGCTTGCCTTGCCAGAGGTGACGGCCTTTAAAAACTCAGTAGTAAACTTTAAGATGTCAGAATTCTTTTCCTGGAAAGGACGCAGGAGCAAATTCATATTCAGGCGCTTTTGGTTTTCGATTAGCACCTCGCCGATCGTGAGCTCACCATTTGTCCGGGATGTCTTTTGCACAGGTCCACCGGCATAGCTGGTGAGCTGCGGCTGGCCGTTTAAGAGCTCGAGGTTTGGATCCTTGTGTTGCTTATCGTCAAGCACACCGACCTCAAACTCGACGCTCTCTATGCGGCCTTGCAAAACCTTTTCCCAGTTGGTGCCCATGCTCAGCTTCATTCCAGCACGTCTCCCATGTAGATGTTTGACTTGCCGGTATTGGCCACAGCCACGTCAAGGCCCTTGGCTTGAAAGAGACCTGCAAGCCTTGCCTGCATCGTGCTCACAGCTTCACGGCCCGCGAGGACCTTTGAGAGCTCATCGTAGGCGGGCTGGTTATAGACCAGGACTTCCAGGTTGAGGAAATTGATTGAGTTGTATTCGACATCGGTGAGCGAGCTCGCGCCGATGAAAGTCAAAATGCCATTCAGCCATTCACGCATGTAACCTCCACAAATAAAAACGGCTCTGGTTTAAAGAGGCCGTCGCCAATCCAAACCAGAGCCAACCTCTTGGTGTTCTAATTTCAATGAGGCTTATGCCTCGAAGGTCACCGGCTGTCTCACGATGCCGTAAAGTGCAAGCACCTCGACCATCATTGAGCCCATGAGGAAATTGTGCCAGCTATGGCCTTTTTCCTCATTGATGCCTTGGCCCTTGAGCACAGGGACAGTGGTGTAGTGAAGCATGATTTGATCCATGTTCACAGCGATCCAGCCGTTCACGTTGCCAAGGTTGATGTCCGAAGGCACCAACACGATCGACCAGTTAGGTCCCATCGCATCCTCAAGAACTTTTCTGAATACGACAGGTGATGTCGAATACACAGAGCTAAGTTTTGCACATGCTGTAGCGCCATAGACAAAAAGGATTTTGCGACCGGCGATCTTATCAGCCTTAACGACTGTGGCCATGATCTGCGTGTGCATATCAGCCAAGTGATCAGTCGCAGTGCCTTTGTCGATCTCGATAGAGTTTTCCAAAACATAGTTGGAATCATCCGACCAGAAAAGACCGTTGTTAACCATGGTAGAGGCGCTTGTGCCCTCACCCAAGAACAAGAAGTCGTCCTGGTGTTTGTTATGCTCATCGAGCACCTGTGCAGTTACATCAGCAAGGCCTTCACTGTCCTGCAAAACAGACTCAGTGTATTGGCTACCGAGGAAATACTTTTTGAAAATCTTTGAGCCTTCTTTTGCCGAGATCTGTTTGATCTCAGTGTCTTTCGGCGTGATGTGCTTTGAGCGGATGTCTCCCACTGCATTCAAGCGGCGGTTTGTCACCTTGCCAACAAGCTCCGCGTACTTCTTAGATTTGGCTAAGAACAGAGGAAAGATGGCTTGATATACCGGCTGGTAGTCAGCCATGAATTGATCGACTTCTTTGAGTACGACTTTGTTAGTGCTCATGGTTTAGTTACTCCCTTTTGAGTTAAATTTATTGAACTTTGGATGTTTTGCAAAGTCAGAATTCATTTCACTGGACTCTAACTTTGATTTTTCGGCTTTGTCTTTTTTAGACTCCCACTCGCCCATGTGTTCTTGATAAGGAGTTTTTGCTTTGGCCTCAGCCGCAGCGTCAACGGGAGCGGGAGGAGCTTTTGACTCCTCCTTTTCAACCGCCGGTTTAGGTGACTTGTTTTTAGCCTTGCTCACTACAAGCCCCCAGGAATATCGACCAACACCGCAGCGACTTCACTTGAGTCCTCTGCAATGCCTGTGATTTCCTCGCTCACATATGTGGCGTCGGAAATGGTGCTGAAACCTGACATCGCGATGTCGGCTTTTCCAGTCGCATCATTGATGTAGGCCTTGGCACCTTTTGAAATGTAGGCAATGTCTGAAATGGTGTTAGAGCCACCAGCAAGTTTTCCGCCGGTCAAGCCGCCGAGAGTGATGCCGATGTTGCCACCGCCATTGTCTGTGTAGGCCACAGCAACATCGTTTCCAGTCGCCGCACCCTCTACTTTTGAGTAGAGAGTTACAACCGCGCTCGATGTCACCACGGCATAAACGAGTGTGCTAGCTGTAGCATGTGCATTGATCTGAGCCGCCAATGAAACCGCAGTCGCATTGTTATCGGTCGCCGCACGGAAAGTCGCATCCCCTGGTGTTGCTGCACCAGACTGTGCTGTGAACACCGTCGCGCCGATCGTCACCGAGTCCGGTGTCGTGGTCAGCAAGTTGGCATATGAGGTTACTGTGATCGTGCCAGTGGAGCGTTTCAAGCTCGCACGCAGAGGCACGGAAAGGCCAGTCACGCAGACCGCAGTTTTCTTTGTGTCTGACAGTGAGCGACCAAGTGAGATACCAGCGACGAAACCTGCGCTCTTTGCAAGAGCAAGCTCACCGACTGTAGATGATTGTCGTACGACCAAACCCGCGAGGTATGTCGCGGGATCGGAGTTGAAACAAGCAACGTCTTTTGCAGAGCTGGGTGTTTGGCCCAGCAATACCTTTGATGCGTCGTGGGACATTATAAGCCCCCAGGCATATTGATAAGAGCACAGCCGTCGGTAGAGTCCTCAGTGCCGTCCTCCTTGATCGCAGTCAGTTTTCCCGAAGCATAGTAGGCGTTGACCGCCGTGCCAGAGGAAACCGCTTTGCCGGTTGTTGTAGAGATCTGCACCTGCGCACCCACAGTTGGTGTTAAACCATTTGTGAGCAAGATAGGTACTTTCAAACCTTTGACCGCGATCGGTACGCGCTTAGTGTCCGACAAAGAATTGCCGAGAGAGATCCCAAGTTTGGATCCGTCAGCCGAAGCGAGAGAGAGAGTGTCGTCACTCTTAAGATGCACGCAAAGGCCTGCAAGAAACGTCGCAGGATCACCAGCCTTGTTGGCTACTTCTTTGATGTTGGATCCGATTTGGCCCATCAAAACTTTTGAAGCGTCGTGAGACATATTATTGTTTCTCCCTTAGGTGATGTTTACGGGACAAATTCATAAGTTTTTTGGCATAAGCGTCCTCAGCGTCGCTTGGCTCTGCAAGTCCCTTTTGCAAAGCTTCTGCTTTTTTCAACTTACGAAGGGTTTCAAGTGTTGGCTCAAAGATCCCATCATAAATTTGCTGCACCCGCTCTTGTCTAACATTCTTGGTCAAAGCCAAAAAGTCCTCAAGAGATTTCTTTTGGGTGGCGGTCAAAAGGTCGAGGTTAGCCTGCTTAGAAAAGAACTCTGTGACTAGGTTAACCTTGATCGTCGATGCCTTGTCTTGTGCAGAGTCGAACTTTTCTTTTTCAGCCAATTCAAAGATGCCGGGAATGCTTTCAGGGAGGAGCGATGCGTTTTCTTTGAGCCAGCCTTTCGCGCCGAGGTTGAAACTCACAGCACTTTCCAGGCTCTTGGTTTCATTGTCGCGTTTTTCCTTTTGCTCTTTTTCTAATCTAGCTTTTTCAGCCAGTGAAGGATCGTCTCCTTTGCCACCGCCATCACCGCCACCTTTGGCCTTGAGTGCGTCACGCTCAGCTTTTAAAGCATCACGCTCAGCTTTTAAGTCAGCGAGCTCCTTTGCTGGATCGGGCTTGCCAACGTCTCCACCAGCTCCACCGCCGCCACCTTTGCCATCACCAGCCTCGTCCATAAGCAGGCGGGCACCCATCATATATTTTAGCCACCACATAGTAACTCCTTGTTGTTAATCCAGCTTGAGCTGGGTTTCGTCCGTTATAATTTCAACACCACACCGGCACCCGTATCGATCGCCGGGCTCCTCGCCATTGATCCCCTCACCCACGATATATTCTTTCCCGTAGTTGAGCTGGTGCTCTGGATCAGGCTCATCCGCATCCGAAGGGAGCCAGCGTGCCTTTTGACCGGCATACTTGGATTGGATCCCTTGCTGGGTTTGGAAAACAATTTCATTTTGAACGCGCTGGATGAGGAGCTTTGGATCCCCGACGATCTCGTCGGCCACCTCGGCACCTGCACTCTTGTCAAAGCCACCGTCTACCTGGGCCTTGGCCACGCGTTCTTGATAACTGCGCACAGTTTTCAGTGCGACATCCGCGACGCTTTTCTTGTCGATCCAATCGGCATCGGAAAGAAAACTCAATGCTGTGCGTTTGAAAGACATATTCCCGCTCATCAATCTTTCGATCTTTCGAGGGGGTGCTATCTTTTTCAGCATCTTGTCGGGGAAAAACTTTATGCTCATGGCTTGTCTACACAGCCCTCTAGGTAGCCGGTCCTGAAACCAAGCTCCCATCCAAGCTCATAGGGATCCATGTCGTCAAAGTCTCTGGGATCAGTGCAGACAGGGATCTTTTTTCTGATCATGGTTTGAATGCACTTCGCCTCTCGCTCTTTGTAGCCGAGAGGTGCCGACGCACACGATGCCAAGATCAAGAAAACAAGCCATTTCATTTGCCACCGCCGAAAAGTATTTTAAGGCGCTGCAGGAAAGACCTTTTCTTTTTGACCAGGCCGCGCTTTTCCATGCGTTCCATGGTGGCCTCCATTTGCTCCATACTTTGCCTGTGGCGATCAAAAGCCGCCGCTTGCTTGTCGTGGTAGCGGGCCTGCGCGCGGGCTTGTTGGCGTGTCAGAGGTTCGCTCATCCGCGCCCCCTACCTCGACGACCTAAGAGCAATCCAAGGACCGCTGGAAGGACGCCTAGGCTGGCCTGTGGCGTTGGCAATGAAAGGCCCTGACTTGGTGTCGGCATGAATCCCGATCGTGTCGCCATCATCATGCGAGAGGCCTTCTTTTGCTTTTTGGAAAACACACCGTTGTTAGACTTCGGATGATGTCGCACTTGGCACTCCTGCAGGTTGTTGAAATTTCGCACGGCGTTTAGCTTGATACTCTCGCTGGTAGCGTGCGTTTTCTTTTTTGCATTCTGCGCATCGGCACCCTTTTCGGTATGTCGACAAAAGCCCATGTGTGACGTCGTTCACGGTGTCCCCCTATTTGTAAAACCAGCATCCTGGTCTTGGTGATTTCGAGAGCCCAGCGTCAAAGGTGTCTAACCTACACTGAGCCTCTGGATGATCTTCATAGGTTTCTGTGACGTTTGGCAATACCGGACCGGGCCGCCAAGGTTTTGACTCACCTGCTAACTCAGCCAGCACCCTTGCCAAGTTGAGGGATGAATTCTTGCATCCCACTTTCATCACCGCGTTACAACCGACCGAAGTGCTGTAGTAGTCAGCTTGGCCCTCCACAGACATGTTTTCCCCTGTGTAGTAGGGACGACCGCCGAGGCAATGCCCGATCTCATGCAAGGCCACCTGTCTGTAGCCCGCAGAGGTGATTGATTTCCAGCGAGCAAGGCCCCCAAACATTTCGACGTTGCAGGTCTTGCCGGTCCACCAGGCTTGAGCATTTACGGTGCCGTCCGACCAAGAGCGATGAATTTTTAAAGTGTAACCAAGCTTTTGAAACACGGGAGCATAGGCCTTTTCGACCTGATCAAGGATCTTAGTGTATTCAGCTTTGTCGACGACGCTGGCAACACCCTCATGGATCTTGTAGCCTGGATCTGGCCAGTCACAGAGCCCACCTGCATTTGCCGAGAGTGAAGTGACGAAAACGATCAATGCTAAAAACTTTGACATGCTAAGCCCCCTTGCTTTTTGTCAAATGCCAGTGCCCACAAATCGGGCACTCATATTTCCTTTGATTGAAACGAGAGGCGAGGCGTCCGGCCTCACTACTCTTGAACTTCTTTTTCCTTTTGCACATGGCATAGGCACGGCGCTCCCCCAGTTCTATGGCGAGATCACGGTGCCTTTGTTTCATGGTGCCGCCGGTTGAGTCGGCTTAGCCCCTGGTGCTGGCTGAGGTGCTGCGGCTTGATCTGGTTTCGGAGTCGGCTTTGGAGCATCACCCTTTGCCTCCTTCGGGAGACCGTACATTTTATTGATGATGCCTTGCTTGCTCTCTTTGGAAACGTATTCGTCACTGGTGAGCTCGAAAGTTTTCAAAGTCTCATTGGCCGTGGAGACGCTTTCGAAGTCCTCAGACTTGAATGAAGTCTTTGAGTCAAAAAGCTTTTCGATCACAGGCTTGATGATCGGGAAATAATAACCCTTGAGCCCGCGCTCGATCTGCTTTGACTCTTTGTCGCCCGAGTCGTTAAGACTGGTTTTTTCCAGGCCGAGGTAGCTTGCTGGCATCCCCAGATAGAAAGATCTTTTCTTGTCGATGAATTCAGTCGTGGTCGTGGTGGCGGTGAGGTCTGGCTTTGCAGTTTCGATCTTATCCTCGCCATCGATGCCAACGTCCTTCCCACTTCGAAGGCCCTCAGCGATCTTGACCATTTGCTCTTTGACCTCTGCAGAGTCACCAGCACCCACGCTTGCACGCAGGTCTTTGAACTTGAGCTGGATGGCCTTGCTCAAATTCATGGTTTTCCAAAGTGAATTCACACCGCAGTATTCAAGCCCACTGTAGATCTTTACCATGTCGGTGCGATCGTAGTTCTTGAACGTGATGTAAAGACCGACCTTTGACTCGGCTTTTTCTTTGTAGTCTTTGGTGATCTGTTCTTGCTCTTTTTGATCGGCTTTACGGATGACACCGATGTCGCCCGCGCCTTTTTCGAAAACCAAAAATAGATCTGACTTCTGATACATGGCTTTGGCCAGCATCGTGACCAAGCCATCTTGAGACTCACTCGCTAAGCAATTGTCCCACAAAAGGGGGAGGTATTTTTCTGGAATGCCATCGGTGCGCTCAAGAACATCCGTGAGGATCCGCTTGTAGATCGCTTGCACGTCGATGCAAATGAAATCTTTTTCTATAGTTGGAAATGGATAGATGTTGGGGAGCTCTGTGGCCCCACCCTTGGCACCAAGCCATGAAAAGATGCCAGCCATTATGCCACCGTGACCGCAGTGGGATCCCACGCATTCAGAAGTTTACGGAATGTCTTTTCAAGGGCTTGCTGATCAGCTTCGAGCTTGGCCACGTCGGCCTGATCGGCCACCAGTTTTGCCTGGGCCTTGTTGAGCTTTTTCTGATTAGCATCGGCTGCGACCGCTGCAGCTTGCAGCTCTGGGGGTGCCTTTGCGAAATTCACTGCGAGTGCTATTTCCTTATCCATGGTGACTCCTTTTTATTTGCCTTTTCCTTTGATCAGGCCCAGCCATTCAAGGCATCGAGCCAGTGAGTCCGGTGCATCGTCAAACTTAGCGCCGTACTCGTATTCAACAACATGATCAGTGTAACTACGCTCTGACTCTTTGCTCAAGTGAATCATCGGAGCGTATGAGCCCGCCTGCATGATGCAAGCGTGCTTGTTTGAGTCGGAGTGCTTGCCTACGACGCCGATCCCATGGGGTGCAAAGAACTCTCTTAACTGGCCAATGGGCTGGGTGCCGGTGCAGTTGGTTTCAAAGCAGACCTTCCTAACCTTGAGCTTTATGAATAGGGCCAGCATTTCATCTAAGCAATGATACCAGGCGCGTTTCCATTGAGCCCCTTGAGCCGCCACGCCATCAAAATGAGAGGTGACGACCGACGTTGCCGTGTGGTCTCCCCCATCGCTTGGATCAATGAAGGCGACCGAGTCCTTTTCAGGGAAACGATCGATGTATTTGATCTTGCTGAATGCCGCAGTCCCACTCACAGGGATCCGCAAATGATAAGACATTTCGATTGAATTCTGATCGACACCTGCAAGCCTCATGGCCTCAAGATCCGCGTCGAGCTCTGGGATTGAGCCGTGCGGGACTTCCATGGTCTTTATGATCCCCCTTAGCTTAGCATAAAGATCGTGCTGGTGGGCTGGCTGGCCGATGATCAGAATGTTTTTGCAGAGCTTATAGGCCTCATCGTATTTGCGTTTCACAAGGGCCCGCATTGCCTCACTCACGTCCTCATCGGTCACTGGATCATCCATAACGATGCGCTTAGGGTGACGACCACGCATTGAGGTCTTGATCGTGATGGCCTCGACTGAGTGATCTTGACCGATAAGCCCCTCGATCCTGATCACCGATGCGTTTGATTTGTCGAGCGGAACGCCGTTTTTTTCCAAGGCCTCGCTGATCTCTGAAATGATGGCGGTGGCTCTTGGCCCTGACTTTGTTATGATTAGATTAGTGTGCTCTGAGAGATCGAGTTTATTTTTCCAGGCCAAGTAAAGAGCATAAGCAATGCCCATGATCGTGACGAAATCCGTTTTGCCGTAACCACGGGAGCCCAGCAACATGCGGGTGACGACCTCGTCCATTCCGAAGGCACGCATTTCCTCCTGCTTTGGAAAAGGCTGGAAGTATCCAGCGGTCTCACAAAACTCCGCAAAGGTTTTGATCCCCGAGTCTGTGACGTCACGGCTGGGACCGCCTTCGATTTCAGGGGGGGAGTTTTGCGGGAATATGTGGAGCTTGTCGTCGATGCGATTGAACACCGTCGACCAGCCCGGCGTGCCTCTCTCAATGTGATCAAAAGCCGCTTTGCGTAAACGAATTTTACCGAGGCTTATCTTGCGTGCCCAGATGTCCGCAAAACTAATACCAAGTTCGGCGCGAGCGCGACGATCCAATGTGTCGACACTACAGTTGAAAAAATGTGCAATTTCAAGCTGCGTGCATTGGTAGGAAACGAGTTTGTAGACCTCGTCCCAGTCGATAAAAATGAGAGGACGTCCGACCTTTGACATGCTTTAAGCGTAGCAGCAAAAAAATCGACTAGGTATCTTTTGCCTTTTTGGTCTTGGCCTCGGCCTTTTCAGGCTCTTTAGTTTTGGGGATCGGTAGCAAGCTGAATATCACTTTGTCCCGTTCAACGGGGAGGACATAGCCTATAGTGAACTCTAAAGCCGGTGAGCCAGTGAAACCGTGAGGCGTTGAAAACTCGGGATTGATCGGCGTCGGATCCCACTCTTTCAAAATCACCTTGTCGCCTTTTTGAAAGTTTGGCTCATTTTGCCGATACTGAAAACTCATCGCACCAGAGGCGACCTGGGAATAATGCTGAGGAAATATTTTAAGCTCATGGGATTGCTTCATTGGTCACCTAAAGTCTGTAAAGGAATATTGCCAGCCACAAAAGAAAAACGGCCATCACGCAGCGCATGAGGGCCTTGTCAGGATTAGGATTTGGATTGAGCTGCAAGAGCACGCTTTTTCCTAGACTTATTTCGACGAATACCGCTTTGCTGCAAGCATAGCTGGACATCGGGATCGTCGTGCATCATGTCGGAAATAATGCCAAGGATCTCTCGGATGTCGGCAATGCGGGCTTGTGACTTGTGACCTTCTTTTTTTGCGACGGCAACGGCTAAAGCGCCAAACTTCATAAAACCTCCCTGGGATAGCACCCAAGGAAATTGTTTACGAGACGTTAGACTATGTCAACCGACCGGGTTTTGCTGGTCTGGATTTAAAACCTTCACGGATATAAAGCTGAGAGCAACACTCGGCAAGCGTGGCTGTGAGCCATCCGACGTGACGACCTTTTGCTACCATTGGCATTTCCTCATCTGAGTGCTGAGACTTCGGGACCATTTTTTTGCACATCGGGCATTTAAGTTTTGGCGTCTTTGCCATTGGAAACTCCTTCATAGTCAGCGGCGGTTTTTCCTGCAGGGTGCCCAGCCTTGAGCCAATTCACATAGGTCCGCAAAAAGTGTTGGAATGATCGGTAGGTGCCGGGGGTGGCTTTAAGTTTATTCCACCTAGACAAAGGGACGTTGTCGATCACATGGCTTTGAGCCGTCAAAGATCCCTGGGCCATCATCGCGATCGATCCTGCACAATGCTGAATGTCGCCTTTAAAGGCTTGGCCTTCGGGACTATCCGTGCGCGGATCGGTCTTGTGGCAAGTGTGAGCAAAGCGATCCATTTCCAAGTTGGCAATGTATTCAGGGATGGCCTTGGCAATGCCCTGGTGGAGCTCTGAGCCTTGTAGAAAAGGGCAATCCTTGCATGGTTTTTTCAGGTCGTATTTGAGTTTCACGTTGCCCTCAATAAGCCGTCCTTCGGTCGGATCATACCGAACAAGACGGCAATTCAGATAGAGTCCTTGATCCTCATCGATCGTTTGTATCGATCCACATGCGTTGCACTCGAAATTCCTTTTCAAGCTCACACTCCTTCAAAATTCTACGGCGCAGCATAAACACCTTGAGGCTCTTAATAAACAAAAGTATGGCGATTAGAAAAAAATACAGGCTGAAAGCATAAAATGAAATCATCGTCGGACCTCCTGAAAACCACTAAATGCAAGCTGGCCTGGCAATCGGTTTGGATCCGTGCGCTTTTTCTTTTTCGACTTTCCTTTGCGGGGACGGCTCACAATACGGCGGTTTGACTTGTGCCTTAAGGTGACAAGTGGGAGCTCATCGGGCCAATGAAAGAAGTAGACGCCTCGATGGGCACACGCCACGCACTCAAGGATCACCTCTGGCTGGTCACAATCAAGCTCACCAGTGTAAGGCTGTAGGCATTTCGGGCACCGCGCTTGAACGGTGCCCTTGACGATCACGGGATTGATCTTATGCATCTTTGATCTCCTGCATGAATTTTTCACGCTTCACGCGCCGCCATTCTTTTTCAAGGACCTCCAAAGCGTCGGGTTTGAGGCTCTCAAAAAGCATCCGCACAGAGAGCTGGGAAACGACCACGGCTT